CTCTGATGACAAATGGAATCCAGGTGATATCTGGATGACAACACTAAAGAAAGTCCCAACAATCAGTAGTGATTCGTGGGCGTCATTGAACAAAGACATTTATGATTTGGCTCGTGCTAAGAAGTTGGTTGGTGTTTCTTTGAAGAAAGTTGGTGCAACAGCACACATCGAAGAATACAACTCATTAAGTGTTAAACAGGCCAAAGAATATCGTTACGGTGGTTTCCGTGTCACATCAGCTTCTGAACGTGGCCCATTACCACCATTCTTCAACTCTATTGACCTTTACATGACAGTTGGTGATAAAGAAATCCAGTTCCGTGCCACCTCAGGTGAAGCAAGTTGGCAGGGCGAGATTAAAGGGGCAACTGCCGCAGGCGGCAAGATTGGTGGCGGTAACGTAAACTTCTATCTTAAAAAGTATACAGGCGAAGGTGTATTTGATAGGGAAGAAAAGGAAGTAATCAACTTTACCAAGTCAAAAGAGTTCTTTAAAGAGTTTTATCGCCTCTATAAGAAGCACTTTGATGGTACAATCCTACCTTATGAGGAATTTGTTATGAACGCCAATTTGAAACAAAAAGAATCGGCGGGTTACCTGTTCTCTAAATACATTAACATGAAATTCATTGATATCTTTTTAAGTGCGAACGCACCGACTCGTAACAAGATTGCGACAGACTTTTTAAGATATGCAGCTTCCAACACAGACCAAAGTTCCTTTTTCGTAAAAATATCCTAATGAAATTCTCAGAATTCTTAACAGAAGCCACTATCAAAGAAGGCAAAAACGTCCACTTAGAACACATCGAAGACGAGGTTCTAAATCGTGGTGTTGCAGGCACAAGAGATGCAATTAACTTCCTACAATCATTACGTGATATGTTGGCAGGCCATGCAGAATCCAAAGTCAACGTAACCACAAAATGGGATGGTGCACCTGCTATCTTCTGTGGTATCAATCCAGACAATGGTAAGTTCTTTGTTGGTACAAAGGGTGTGTTCAACGCAAACCCTAAACTAAATTACACCGAAGAAGATATTGATAACAATCATCCATCAGAAGGCCTAAACAAGAAACTCAAGGTCGCATTACGTTATCTGCCTAAGTTAGGCATCACTGGTGTACTACAAGGCGACATGATGTTTTCAAAGGGTGACTTGAAGACTGAAATGATTGACGGTGAATCTTACGTCACCTTCCAACCAAACACAATCGTATATGCTGTGCCTTCTGATTCTAAGTTAGCACAGGCCATGTTGGCCGCTCAAGTTGGTGTGGTGTTTCATACCTCATACACAGGCAAGACATTTGCTGACATGAAGGCATCATTCAACATTGACATTAAGAACCTGACCACAACTAAAGACGTTTGGTTCCGTGATGCATATTTCGTTGACGCATCTGGTACTGCCACATTTACAGTAGAAGAAACTAAAGCAATCACACGTATTCTTGGTGATATCGGTGGTAAGTTCAGAACAACCAGTGCAACAGTATTGAACCGTATCGCAACAAGTGATATTCTATCGGTTCAGATTAAGACATTCAACAACACCAAAGTCCGTGCTGGTGAAAAGATTAAGAACACTAACCAACACACAAGAGATTTGATTCGTTGGGTTGAAGACCGTTTGAACAAAGAGATTCTTGCGGCCAAGAAAGAAGAAACTAAACAGAAACGAATCGCAGAGAAGAATGAGTTGATGCGTTTCTATCGTAACTATGCATATGAACTAGAAAAGATTTTCGACATTCAGAACGGCCTTGTTGAAGCAAAGAATATGATTATCGTTAAGTTGCAACAACTACGCCAAGTTACAGGTTCATTCCTTAGAACAGATGATGGTTTCAAAGTTACCAATCCAGAGGGATTCGTAGCAGTAGACAAATTAAAAGGCAACGCAGTCAAGTTGATTGACCGATTAGAGTTTGCACACGCTAACTTTAATGCACAGAAAGCATGGGACAAATAATGGCATACGATATTAATAAGATTCTCGCAGAGTATGGTGATAACGACTTTGGTTTCTCCGCTGTATCAGAGGAAGAATACAATGCAGTTATCGCCGAGAAGGACGAGACAGTAGAAGAATACAAGGCACGTTTGGTGCAAGTAGAAAAGATTATTCTGCCATTCTTGACCAACCTGTTGAAGACCGCAGACAAACCATACATCAACTGGCCTAATCGTAAACCAATCCTTGAAGCACAGATTCAAAAGATTCTCACCTTAACTAGAGGTTAAAATGTCGGACACAGTAGTTAGAGTTATCGCAAACCGCAAAGTTCTTAAAGAAGCGGCATATGAAGGCAACATCGGTATCATGGAACTAATCAAGTTCAAATCGAAGGCCTCACCAGAACAAAAGAAAAAGTTTGATGACCACGTAAAGAACAAACGTCACAAAGATGCATGGAAGATGGTGCAACACGTTACTGGTGTCAAACTGCACAAGAGTGTAAACGAAGATAAGAAGTCACCAAATCCAGACATTCTACCAAAGGCAGGTGCAGGCCAAGATGGTACTGCGGAGTTGGTGAATACATATATGAGAGACACGCCTGGTTACAAAAAGTTAAAGCGGTTCAAAGATTATAAGAGTTGATTAAATAGTGAGTATATTATGAAAGATATTGTGGTTGGTTTTATTACAGGTTATGATTTTGACAAAATTAAACCGTGGGTTAATTCATTAGACAGGTCAGGCTTTGATGGCACTAAAGCCATGATTTGTTACAATGTTAGTTATGAAGTCACCGAAGAATTGGTAAAGCGTGGTTACACAGTTCTCGGTTTTAAAAAGAATGACGAGAAGAAACGCCTCGAATACAAAGAGAACTTCTCCATCATGGTCGATAGGTTCTTACACCTATGGCATTTCCTCAGACAAAGCAAAGGCGAGTATCGTTACATCATTACGACTGACGTAAAGGATGTAGTTTTTCAATCCAATCCATCGGTTTGGTTAGAAAATCATATGCGAGATAAGAAGATAAATGCGGCTTGTGAGTCCATGCATTATAAAGATGAGGACTGGGGTACACACAACCTATTGAAATCTTTCGGGCCATTGATTCACAATGTCTACAAAGAGAACCTAATCTTCAACGCAGGTGTTATCTCTGGTGAGTTTGACACTATGCTCGATGTGTTCTTAAACATCTATATGTTGTGTCAAGGCACTTCTCATTACATCGAAGGCGGCGGTGGTCCTGACCAAGCGGCATGGAACATTCTGTTGGGCATGGAAACATACAATGCCGTTTCACGTAAAACAATGTCAGAAGAAGGTTGGGCTGCACAACTCGGTACAACTGGCCCACAAATTGCAGGCAAATATGGTGACAGGCTGGTTGAAAAATCTCCAATTTTAGTAGATAATACTGTATGCACAAGTGACGGTACGCCTTTTGCGATTGTTCACCAGTATGATAGAGTGCCTGAATGGAAACAAATAATTGAAAACAAATATGCGTAATGTAATTTTTGTGCCAGTGGGTATCCCATTGGCATACCATGAGGCCTATGATAAATCGAATCATTGGCGCACGACCAATCCCAATCGTAACTATGAAATTGTTGCGTATACATACAACGACTTCCAACCAGCTCTTGGGACATATGATATCCTAATCAGAGATAAAGGTTTCAAGTGGGACTTGGCCAAACACTTCTTAGAAACATTTGATTATAGAGACTATGATTACATTGGTTTTTGGGACGATGACCTAGTAACAGACATTCAAAGTGTCAATCGTGCATTAGAGATTGCACAGAAACATGACCTGAAATTGTTCCAAATGTCAACGATTGCTGGTTCTGCATCGTCACACCACGTATTACACCAAAACAAAGATTGGTCTTACAGTAAGACTAACTTCATCGAAGGCATGGCACCATGGTTCCATTCTTCTATGATTCCAACATTACTTGAGTTTTGGAAATACCATGAAGTTTTTAGTGGTTGGGGTTTCGATATGATATTCACCTCGATTCTAAAACAACACGCAGGTGTCATACACGAAGTTTCAATGTATCATCCAGACAGAGAGAGTAACTATGACAAGACCGCAGCGTTTAATGAAATGAATAAGATTTTGACTGAGGTTTTTCCTAAATTTATGGCTGATAAGTATGGTGAATATGCAGACATGAATATTGATTGGTCTGGTGCTCAAGGGCACGAAAAAGTATATGAATTTACAATGAAGGTATAAAATGCAGAAAATTGATGCGAGTAGAATTATGAAGAAGAAACCTGTCGCCGAAGCGGTAGACAAGGTTCAAGGCCGCAGTTACACAAGTAATGCGACCAAGTTGTTGAAACACCTAGACCGATTGGAAATTATCCAAAAGGGTGGCAGACCGAAACCAGTTATGTTTCATATGTCACCATGCAACCCATGTAACTTGACCTGTTCATTCTGTTGTTTCGCTAACAGAGCAATGGGTGAAATGTTGACTGTTGAACAGATGAAATCTGCTATTGACCAGTTCGTTGCATTGGGTGTTCTAGGTATGGAGTTTACTGGTGGTGGAGAACCAACACTACATCCAAAACTAGATGAAGTCATTGCATATGCACACAGTAAAGGCCTGAAGATTGGTATTTGTACCAACGGTTCACGCTTGAAGAAAGTTAAGAACTGGCATATGTTGTCATGGGTTCGCCTTGGAATGTATTCATGGGACGAAGAAAAACCATATGAGTATCACCTTGAAGTGTTTGAAGGTTTAGATATTGAAATCTCAGCCGCATACGTTTGGGATGGTGCATCAGAAACGTCAACTAATCCAAACATCACAGGTGAGTGGTTAGATACAAAGGCCAAGCGACTGGCATCCAACACTTACAAAGAAGAAAACTTTATGAAGATGTTGGCATGGGTTGAAGAAAAGAAAATCCCATGTCGTATTGCTTTCAATGCGATTAAGGCTGTTGAGTTGGTTAAACAAGATATCGACCGCATCCGTGAATTGATTGCTCGCCATGAATCACAACACGGCCCGTTGAAGTATGCTTTCTTGTCAGACTTTAACTTTAAAGGTGAACGCCGTAACGACAACTGATATATGCACATGGTTA